TAAATATCACCGGAAAATCAAGCAATTAACTATTATGTTTTTAGCTTCAGGGGCACTATGGGGGCATTAGCATATCCGCCAAAGCGCTGATTCAAAAATGATACCTGATCGCTATCGAGAGCATTTATCCACGCAGAGTATACATGGAAGACCATCTCTGCATTCTCATGACCCATCTGATTCGCTATAAAAGCAGGATTAGCACCTGCCGACAACATCCAGCACGCGTATGTATGACGCAACTGATAGGGGCGTCTGCGGCGAATGCCCGATCGTCTTACCGTAATATCCCATAATGACACAATTGAGCTGACTGAATAGTACGCAGCCAGCTTTCCTTTCTGAGGTCGAGGCATAAACACAAAGTGCAGTTTCTGCGTTTCCGTTTTACCGAACTCCCGGTGGTGAAAAGTGATTGGTACCTTAGGGGCACTCCCCGTAAGCTCCTTTTGAGCTCGCAAAGCCTCCAGAGCCGGCTCCAGTAACTTTATCGTCCGGTATCCTGCTTCGGTTTTAGGTGGTCCAAAAAATCCTTCCTGAGTAAGATTGCGCGCAATATTAGCTTCGCCGGAGTTAAGATCGATATCCTCCCAGGCAAGAGCGCAAAGCTCACCGGGGCGAACGCCGGTGTAAGCAAAAAATTGCCACATGTTTTTTTGCTGTGCCGGAGCAGTCTCTTTCAACTGCTCAAACTCATGCTTCAGAAGCGGGTCTGGTTTTGTTTGCCCTTTGCGAAGCCTTTTTATCCCGACATACGGTTGATATGAAATGACTTTATTTTTAACAGCATAGTCGAGGATTTGTCGCAGAATGGCCAAATAATAATCTACTGTTCTTACGGCGCGGCCAGTTTTATTTCTCCTCTTTTCTGGAGCATAGTTAGTATCGCCAGTCAGTAACTCCTTTCTCCAGCCCAGAATGTCGCTGCTGGTGATAGATGCAACCAGCGTTTCTGGGCCAATTAGTTTTGTTAACGTTCTTACAGCTATCCCATAGCTTCTTGTGGCATTGGGGGAGAGATCGATTTTATGGTTTTCGTGCCAGGTTGATGCAAGTTCTGCGAACGTCGTAATATTTTTAGATGCATAAAACTTTGCTGCTACCTTTGACTCCGGAAACACGCCCCGGTAGTCAAAAGTGCCCAACTGAATCTCGCTTACAATTTTGGCCCTTAGATTCCCGGCTTTTTTGAGATTCGAAGCATTTACTATCCATCCTTTCAATGTTTCTCGGCATCTAACGCCCTGAAAGTTGAAACTTATTCGTATCTTATTGTTGTGGATCTCAACACCCGTTGGCATTGCAGCCATTATGCCTCCTTCACAAACCTGTTAATGTTTGGGATGTTGTACCAGACAAGTCCTCGCTCTTCGGGGCAGCTTCCATCCAATGGGATTCTCTTAAAATGAACACCTTCTACCCAGGAGGTTTGGCGATAGCTTTTAATCTGACGATCTGTAAGGCCTGTCTTCTCTTTTAGTTTTGAAGCAACGCCCCATTCTGAATCGTAAATTACCTGCGACATTGTTCACCTCAGGTAGCGCAGCAAAACTAGCCGCGCTTCTATCAACTAGCAATATGAATGTGAGCCATTGGCGAAACCGGAACAAAGGGCGAGTTCCACAAAATCGTGTGCTTTCCATTTATTACGCTACGGGTGTTACTCCCCACGAACTGCGCCCAGATCTCTACCCGAACCCAACTGATGGTTTACCTAAACAGGAGCCTTAACAATGCAAACTGTTTCATTTCAACAGAGTAGCAGAGCTTCCTCTAATCGACTGATATTCCCGTGTCATCAAAGCGAGCCGGCAGCGCAGGATGTAGAACATCGCAATGTATGCTCAGCTGTTCGCGCCTGGGCTGCGGCAGAAGGGCGCATAGCTGTCGCTCTTCAGATCCAAGACGCTGCAGAAGAACTTCAGCTTAATGGCGTGGACTTCTCAGGCCAGGCCGATGTCTGGAACGTGAAGCTGTTCCGCTGGCTCGACAACAAAGAAGACTCCGCATCGTACCGAAAAAACGTCGAACAGCTGGTGCCAGCGATCATGTCCGTATTACCGCTTCGATACCGCGACCGTGTCGTAAAGAACGACTCGTTTGCCTACCGGATGGCCAGGTTGGAAAAGGAAGTGAGTGAGGCGAAGCAAGCTCTGATGCTCGATGCACCGAAGAAGGAAAAGCTTAAGGAGTTAGGCGAGGGGATTTTCGAAATGTTCAGAGTCGATCCGGATCTTACAGCGCCGCTGCTGGCGATGCTCACAACCATGTTGGGGGCAATGTGAAGACTCCAGAAAAGGCGAAAGCCGCGGTGCTCGAACACCAACGGCTTTCAGGTGCAAAAACGGAGTGTAATTGCGGAGCTAAGTATGTCAAACACAGCTGAAATTATCAATTTCCCCCACAGAACCGAACAACCGGGAGGTCGTATGGCCGACCTGTCGAACGGGTATACCAAGGTCGCTAACGAGATCCAACAGCTTAAGCCTCGTCTGAGAATGTCAGGCCGGGAATGGCAGTGTTTTGAGGCGGTGATATGGCTTACCTACGGCTGGAACAAGAAGCAGGACCGCGTTACGAACACGGTGATCGCCGAGCTTACAGGGCTGAGTGATTCGCATGTTTCTGATGCGCTCAAATCGCTCGCTGAACGCAAAATTATCTTTAGTCAGAAGCAGGGCGTGATGAAAACGGTCGGTATAAATACTGACCTTTCCGCCTGGATTTTAGACAAACCGAAAACGGGAAAAGTCTTCCCGAAATCGGGAAAAGTGTTACCGAAAACGGGAAAAACCTTCCCGGAAACGGTAGACACCCAAGACTATAACAAGAACAATAATAAAATATCCTCGTCTCGGAATTCTGACGAATCCCGAAACCAGAAAACTTGAAAGTTTCTCTCACGCCATCCAGAAGCTGCCGACGGGATATACACCCCGGCAGGTAAATCATGGGGATCCGCTGATGACCGCAAGGCCGCTCGCTGGATTTACGACAGGCTTCTCACCGTCAACGCATCGCTTTCCGAACCCAACTGGGCTGAATGGGCAAATACCATCAGGCTGATGCGTGTCCAGGACAAGCGCACGCACTACGAAATTTGTGACCTGTTCCAGTGGGCCAACCGGGACGAGTTCTGGAAAGACACCATCCTGAGCCCTTCGAGTCTGCGCAAACAGTGGGATCAGCTCACTACCAAGCGGCTGCGTGCAACCGGAACGGCAAAACCTTCCCGGGGCAGCATCGACCTGCATAACACCGACTGGATTGACGGGGTGCTGGAATGAAAAACCTTGCCGAGAGCATTTGCGATTTTGGCCGGGAACAGGCACGCCGTGTGGCACACAACATGCCTGAGCAGTACACCGAACGCGAACAAATGCAGCAAGTGGCGCAGATTATCAACGGGCTGTTCGTACAGCTGGCGGCCGCGTTTCCGGCAAGCCTGGTTAATCGCAGCCAGGAAGACGTGAACGAGATTCGCCGGCAATGGGTGCTGGCCTTCAAAGAAAACGGGATCATCACTCTGGAGCAGGTTGAAGCCGGCATGCGCATGGTGCGGCGCCAGGATCGTCCATTCCTGCCTTCGCCAGGCCAGTTCATCAAGTGGTGCAGGGAAGGGCGCAGCGTGCTGGGGATCACCACTGCTGACGTGATGGCTGAATACTGGAAGTGGCGCAAGCTGGTGTTTCGTTACCCGAGCAGCGAGCAGTACCCATGGCCGAAGCCGGTTTTTTACCACATCTGTCTGGAACTGCGGCGCCGGGGAACTGATGGCCAGTTGAGCCACAAAGAACTAGAGCGCGAAGCCAGCGACATTCTTGATATGTGGGAAAGGCGGGTGCTGGCCGGTAAGCCGATCCCGCCGGTTCGTCGTGCGTTGGCAGCTCCAGTGGATCCGAAGGGCCCAACGCCTGCGGAACTGCTCAAAGCGAAGTATGAGCGGATGAAAGCCGATGGTAGGGCGTAG